ACTGCTCGATGGTATCGGATCATCTCATCTGGAAGTGGAGTGGTAGAGCCGAGTACCATATCAGTCGCGAGTAGCTGTTCCTGGACTGCGCTCATTGTGGATCCTCCTTTGGTTTAAAATGCTCATACATTCCGCCTTCGTAGTCGTCTGGATGGGTCAACACATAAACGTTGCCTTTTAGTACCTGCTGTTGTGCAACTGCGGGCATAAACCAGGCATCAGCCATTGACCCCTCGCCCATGTAGTTACAGGTAAACTTTCCATCTGCACCCTCTGTAAGGATCGCTTGTGAGGATCGCTGCACGTCAGGAGATGTGGAGAGAAATATTTGGTATTTTGGTGTTTCTTCTTCCATATTATTTCGGTGGGGGTTTATGTTTTTCCATTGACGTATGCAATTGCCTGTCTCGTGTCTTTGATATACCATTCTTTACCGGGCCCTTTTACAGCCTTAATCTTTGACGTTTCACAACAGTAGCGTAATAGCGTAGCTTTTTTCGGAGAGAAACATTTTCGCAACTCAGAGAGTTTTGCCATGTTTATAAACAACTAATAATAAGGGGTATAACTATTAAGATGCAAGTGTACTTGACAGAGCAACCGCTTGTCAAGTATAATACGTATATTATTAGTATTATTTTCCCCTTATGACATTCCTCCCACCGGATTACAAACTTCCAAAAAGACCATCTAGCTATATGTCTCTTGAAACAGGAGACAATAAGTTTCGTGTATTATCAGAAGCGGTTATGGGTTATGAGTTGTGGGTTAATAAAAAGGCAGTTAGACGAGCGCAGGATGACTTCTCAACAGAAGAGCGCCTTGGTGCAGATATAGATGTGTATACAAAATCGCTCAAAGTGCCCCAATATTTCTGGGCCTTTGCCGTTTGGAACTACACAGAAAAAAGAGTACAAGTTTTACAAATCTCAAAGAAAACTATATTTGAGGCGTTTATGGGAATACTGACAGCGTGGGGAGATCCAAAAGAGTACGATATAACCATCACGAAGAAGGGAGAAAAGAAAGACACGACGTATCTTGTTTTACCTAATAAGCCTGAAAAGCTTGCGGAAGAAATACAGCAAGTTACCAGAGAGATAATGTTTAACCCTGAGAGCTTTCTTGAGGGAAAAGAGCCTTTTTCTAAAATCGCAGTATCACCCTCAAAGTCAGTACCAGAAAATCTTTAACCTATGAAAAAAACTACCTTTCTTGTGAAAAAAACTACCTTTGACATAGATCCTATAGGTAAACCACGGCTGGTCCGATCAGACACATGGTCGGGCCGGCCGGCAGTGGCTCGATGGTATGCGTATAAAGACGATCTTGTGTTACAGGCAAAACGTAAAAAGTATGAAGTGCCAGACGAGCTTATGATTATGTTTTATATTCCAATGACTGAAACATGGTCAGAGAAGAAAAAGAAAGCATACAATGGAAAACCCCACAAACAAAAGCCAGACATTGATAATCTACTCAAGGCATTTCTTGATGCTCTTGTTAAAAACGACAGCACTATCTACAAAGTTGCTGCAAAAAAGATGTGGGCCCGGAAAGGGTCAATAGATGTGTTTGAAGAGCGATGATACAGTAAGATACATTTTATATCGCGTTTTAAGGCCCCTCGAGAAAATCTGACGTACGATCCATCCTTATCTTTTCATATCAAACGCTCCCTTTGTGTTGCATAGTAATATATGATATGATTTATAGCAGCAATATGTTGGAAATCAACGAGCTGCAAACGAAGATAATGGTCTATGCGAAGTTTTGGGCCAATACCCAAAAGACTATTATCCCTCAAAAAGAAATCATTATTGCTATGCAGGTAGCCGGGGTCAAAAGCTACACGGCACTCAACGCGATTAACTCTCTGATCCACAAAGGCTACCTACGAAAAGCATATAGCGAGAAAGCCAACCGCACGTTTTATGTAATTATTCACAATATATGAACGGGTTGAAAACAAAGTATGATATAGGCGATGAGGTTTTAGTGGGCGACGTTGTAGTTGGTGCTTGGGAATCAGAACGAAAGCTAACCGATTCTATTCTAAAAAACATAAACGAATTCATGAAGACAAGTTTTAATGAGGATGTTAAGCTTGCCACAGGACACAAACATTTCTATTAAAACGATGAACAATAAAGTGGGTAGACCAACAAAGTATCGCGCATCATTTTGTGATGAGGTTGATGTGTATTTATCAACAACCGGCAAAAAACAAAAACACATGCCAAAGATAGAAAGCTTTGCCAAAAGAATTGGTGTAAGCAAAAACACTTTGTATGAATGGGCAAAAGAACACCCAGAATTTCAGGACGCTTTGGGCCGTATATTGTTGTACCAGGGAGAAAGATTAATTGATGACGGCATTTATGGAGGCAAAGAAGTTAACCCGACCATAATTAAGCTTTTATTACAGAACAACCACGGGATGCGTGAAAGAAATGACATAACCACGAATGATAAATCAATACCAGCCCCCATCTATGGTGGCTTATCAAAAAACGAATGATTTTGTCTTTCGCAATACTACAGCGACACAAAAGATCTTTGCGCTCCGTAAGCGTATACGGGCTGTAACTGGTGGTACGGCCGCAAGCAAAACTATCTCTATCCTCGTATGGCTCATAGACTATTGCCAGTCACACAAGGGAAAAGTGGCAACAGTGGTGTCAGAGTCAGTGCCACATCTTAAGGTTGCAACGGTCCGAGACTTCAAAAAGATTATGCAGGATAGACAGTATTGGGTAGATGATCGGTGGAACGAGACAGACAGGATCTACAAGTTTGAAACGGGCTCTATCCTTGAGTTTTCACCCTCAACTTTTGAGAAAGCACACGGGCCACGCCGCAATGTTTTATTCATCAACGAATGTAACAACATAGCCAAAGACATCGCAGACCAGCTCATAACCCGCACAGACGAAATAGTGTGGCTTGATTGGAACCCGACCACAGAGTTTTGGTTTTATACCGACATGTTAGGAAAACGCGAAGACATAGACTTTATCACGCTCACCTACCTAGACAATGAGGCCATAAGCCCGGTGACGCTTGCAGAGATATTGTCGCGCAAAGATAACTACGCCTGGTTTAGAGTATATGGATTGGGATTATTGGGCCGGCTTGAGTCAGCGATCTACCGAGATTGGCAGATCATAGACACGATACCGCATGAGGCAAAGCTAGTACGGTATGGGCTAGACTTTGGGTATACGCATGATCCGACGGTAATAGTAGCGATTTATGAGTACAACGGCGGGTACATAATCGATCAGGTCTTATATCAGAAGGGCATGAGTAATAAGGCTATAGCGGGCGTGCTTAATCTACAACCAAAAGCCCCTGTTATTGCCGACAGCTCTGAGCCAAAGAGCATTGATGAAATCGCTCTATACGGTATTTCCATATTCGGAGCAACAAAAGGCCCGGGTAGCGTGTTGCAGGGTATACAATTTGTACAGGCCCAGCGCATAAGCCTAACCTCACGCAGCGTACAAACGATCAAAGCCGAGCGCAATTACGTATTTATGACCGATCGTAATGGGGTCATCACCAACGAACCAGACGACACAGTACATGAGTGGAGTAACAGTATGGACGCTATACGGTACGGCTTAGACGGATACAGAAGAAAGAAGGTGGTCAGACCACAAACCAACTTCGGTGGTGTATTGCCGCTTATCCCGGGCACGATAACCTAAATAATACCCTTGACCGTCAATAGAACCTACATATACGATATGCTATATGGCTTCACCTATTCTCATGGACCTTACCCCAAAGCAGCAAATGTTGTACGACATCCGAACGTCGGCGATCAACTACAAACAACGCAAAAGCGAGGATTGGAAAAAAAACTACACGCTCTACCGTGATCGTATAGAAACCAACAGGCTTACGCAACGACAATCTGTACACGTGCCCTTCATGAAACAGACCCTAGCAACGGTCCTTAAGGATATAGACGACTCACCAGCCGTCAACTTTGAATCTCTAGACAACGACAAAGAGCTAGAGGTATATGTAAATGCGTATTGGGAGTGGACACTACAGCAAAACCTTATGGATATTAAGGATCTTGTAGATAAGAAGCAAGACCTCTTCTTTGGACGAACCTTTGACCAAATGCAGATAGTCGATGGAGCAATTAAATTTGCTATTGTAGACCCTGAGGATATGCTTGTTGATCGGTATGTAGATCCAACAGACCTAGATACCGCTCGATACCTTGTTCACCAACACGTTTTTGTACCACTTTCGACGCTTGAACTCAATAAAGACTACAATCAACAAGCGATACAGGATCTTAAGATATGGTTTGCGACAGAAAAGGGCCTTATTAAAGCCACAGCAAACATAAATAGTCTAGATCAGAAGCAAGAGAGACAGTCAAAGCTTGGAGTACTTGACGCATTTCAACCTATTCTAGGTGAGACGTATGTAGAACTTACCATTACATACCTTAAGCAGGAGCGTGACGGGAAAGAAGCCGAGATATATGTGTTTGTTGAGGCCGACAACAACACGATGCTTATGGAGAAGCCACAGGTAGAGATGATCGGACCCACCAAAGACGATTATTGGAAAACACACTTTATCTACAACTCATGGGCCGACGACGTAGATATGCAAGACTTCTGGACCGACAGCAAGGCAGATATATGTAGGCCAGCCAACATCATTTTAGACGTTTTCTTTTCGCAGCTTGTCGAGAATAGAACACTACGAAGCTTTGGCATGAACTTCTTTAACTCTAATCTTGAGGGATTTACCCCGCAAACATGGACCCCACAACCATTTGGAGCATACGGTATTCCCGTACCACTAGGCGGCAACATCACAGAGAATATACAGCGTGTTGAAATACCCGATCTAAGCGAAAGTCTAGATGAGATGCGCTATGTACAGGAGATGAGTGAACGTGCTACCGGCGCAACCGCTACTCAACAGGGCGTACAAACGGATCGTAAGGTAACGCTTGGAGAGGTGCAGCTTGCCCTCGGTGAAGCTAAGTCACGGATTAAGGGTATGAGTAAGTTATATACCGCTGCATGGAAAAAGCGCGCTGAGAAGTTTCTTAAGTTTATCGAGGCTGCACCGAATAAGCTTGATGCAGTAAAGATATACAAAAAAGGACGCAACACCAACGAACAATATGGCCGGGAAATCGACCCGAAAGATTGGCATAGTGCCGCCGGGTACACCATTAAGATTTGGTCACAAGAAGACAAGGACCAAAATGACACGCAAACACTCCAAAAGATGAGTGCTGCTGTAGCTAACATGCCGGGTAATCAAGCTCTCATAACCGAGTATCAACAAAAGCTTCTTGAGTTTAGTAAGCTACCCCCGGAGAAAATCATTGAGATACTACAGGCAGAAAAAGATAGGCTCTCTCAACAGGCGCAGATGGGACAAATAGGCTCAAGCATGACGCCTCCACAGACACGACCACAACCCGGGCAGGCTCCTACCTCTGTACCACAAGCGCCAATGGGTGTACAATAAGCATATATGGAAGAAGAATATCTAGCTAAGTTTAACCTTACCTACGAAGATTTACGTCCCGACGAGAGACAATGGCTTGCCGATATGGTAAAAGCGCAAAGAGAATCACAGCTTACCCTGGAGCGACTCAAGCAATACGTAACTAACATGCGTGAGTCAGTGTCTAACGCACTAGAAAATGAGCCTGAATACGTGTACTTTATGGGCATATTTAAGCGCGAAAACAGAAACAACATAATGCTCAAGGCAAGACTCCGCAACTATCGCCTTTTACTCACAGTCCTCACGGGAACGGCAAGACAAACCGCAGAGATTGATGCAGCTCTTTCCAACATACCTTCTAAGCCCCGGAAGACTTGACGGCCAGTAGAGTTATAGTGTACTATGTACAGCATACTATGGATGAACAATCTCAAAAGAACTTCAACCGGATTATCGTGATGGAGGATCACGAATTAACCAACGACGACATCCGCTTTCTCCGGGCCCGTCGTGACTACTTAAGCGACATACAAAAAGAATACTACTCTGAAATATTTAAGCGGGATACTACGCCAAAACCAGTAGAGCAGCCGCCAATTCTTGCCTCAAATCTCAAAAATATAGCTTCGCCAGCTCCAACAACGGAGAAAATATCGTATAACGATTTACTTAAAACGGCCCGGGCACAGGGATATAAGGGTGGAAGAATACCCCGATCTGAGCTTGAGGCTAAAATACGTAAGTCGTAATTCTTATTACACATTATCCTAACCCCGTCAACGGGCCTGGAACACATTACTATGCCACGCAAAACTGCTGCTGAGATCAAAGCCGATCTTGACAAAACCCTTTCTGTGTTAGAACCCGCCGCTCCTGCTCCCGTTACCGAGCCGCCAAAAGAAGAACCAAAAGTAGAGGCCCCTAAAGCAGAAACTCCAAAAGTTGAAGAACAACCAAAAGTTGTAGAAGCTCCAAAAGAAGAAGCTAAGCGACAAGTTGAATCGGAACTAAAAGAAGATGAGCCAGATTATAAAAAGAAGTTTGTTGATTCTACACGCGAAGCGCAGATACTTGCCTCAAGAAATCGTAAGATGACTGAGGTGTTGGAGCAAGCAGATCAAATCCCAGACCCCACACCAGAAGAACTTAAGGCACAGTTTCCTGATTGGGAGCTTATAGACCCCGTTCAACAAACGCTTATTAAAGACAGCATAAAGAATAAAAAGATATTTTCGATGCTTGGTCAGGTGACAAAGGAATCAAAAGACATAGAGGCGTGGAACGCAAAGGTTGATGAGTTTGTAGGAGACCCTAAGACGCTTATACAATACCCCGATCTTGAGGGCAAACAGGACGAACTAAAGGTATACGCCACAAAAGCCACACGACGAGGTGTAGATTTTGAGGATATTGTCGCTTCATTCTTATTCTCTGAGTCTAAGAATAAACCAAAAAATAAGGGATCTATGTTTCAGGCTCCCACACCGGGCCCGAGCGCTCCTATTAAGCCGAAGTCAGACAAAATATCTATGGCCGAGGCTATGGTACTTAAACAGACTAACTATAGAAAATACCGCGAGCTTCTTGTTGCGCGTAAGATCGATACTGATGAGGTGCAATAATAGCCCTTGACACCACATAGCATCGATCAATATCATAGTATTAACTAAGAACTCCTAACCTCTTCATAAGAGCCGGGCAAAGCTTCTAGCATTATTATTTCTATATTGCTATATGTCAGCTCGCGCAACAACCCTCGCAGAGGGCTTTTCGCAAAGAATGATGCTCGTCGCATACGACAGAGATCTACTTTCCGAAATTACTAACAGCGACTACCAAGGCGAAATCAACGGTGTAGGCTCAAAGCTTGACATCATGGATTTTGATAAGGTGTCGGAAAAAACTTATGCTGGATCAACTCTCACAGCCGATTCTTTGACTGAGAACAGTGGACAGCTCGTTATTGACACGTACAAGTCATTCTATTGGAAAGAGAAGACCCTTGATAACTGGCTCTCATATATTAAAAATCCTCATGCAACTGTGGTAACACAGACTGCTAATGAGCGAAACAAGAACAAGGATAGTTATGTTCTTGCTAAGTATGGAGACGTTGGAGCAGGTAACCGAGTTGGTACTGATTATTCAACTGGAACCGTTACGGTAACTGCCGTGACTGGTGCTGTTGCTGGATCTGGAACAACCTTTACCGCAGCTATGGTAGGAAAAGGCTTCAAAGCCGATGGTCACACAACTTGGTATCGTGTTAAGTCATATGCATCTGCAACATCTATCGTAATTGAGGATGATAAAGATGATATAACGTCAGCATATACCGGTGGCGCAATTGCTGGTGGCTCAACCTACGTGATTGAGGCCGCAACTGTGTTGCAAATAACAACTTCTAACCTCTTGAGCCAAGTCGGTCAGCTTAAGCTGAAACTTGATCTTGCAGAGAAGAATGGTTATACCGCAGTACCTGATGAAGGACGATTCCTTATCGTTCCTCCTGAGTTTGAAGACATGGTTGTACGCGCCTCTGGCGTCGCACTCCACGTCCCAGAAGTGTATTCACAATTAGTCGGTAAAGGATTTATCACGATGCTGCAAGGCTTCAAGGTATTCCGATCAAACCGTCTCAGTGGTGATAACACCAATGGATACCACGTCATCGCAGGTCACCCAATGTGGCAGACCTATGCTGAAAAGGTATTGGACGCTAGAATCGAAGAGGACCTAATCGGAGACTTCGGAACTGCATACAAAGACCTCTTTGTGTACGGATCAAAAGTCAAAGACATCTCTCGCCACATGGCGGCAGAAGGTTTTTGGAAATTCTAATTTTAGAAATTAGTACCCCGGGCCTTGGTATAACCCCTGGCCCGGGGGCAGGTTGGTTACTATATATATGGCAACATTCGAACTATCATCACAACTTCCTCTCGCAGATCAAGTCGAGTTAGCTCGAATACTTGCCAAAGCAGCAGCCATCCGCACCACGTCAGAGGTTAATTTTCTCGCGGCTCGTCTCCCCTATCAAACTAATGCAGTTGTTCGTTACGACTCAGCCAATCTTATTCTCGAAGCAGAAGGTAACACCGTACCAGAAGGGTATAGCGGATTTAAGCAAGGCGCCTTCTTCCGACACTTAGCCAAACCCGGCATGAACATATATATTAACACCGGAACCAGCACAGCGGCCGTTTTTTCACTCCTTGGAGGTCAAGTACTCTCAGCTTCACCATCGTTGTCAATCAGTCTTTCAGGCTCATTGTCACCTTCCGTATCAGTATCACGCTCACCTTCACTCTCACCAAGTCTATCGGTCTCACTTACTCCAAGCACGTCAGTATCACGCTCACCTTCACTCTCACCAAGTGTCAGCGCCAGTGTCACCCCAAGCGTATCTGTGTCTCTCTCTCCTTCGCCTTCTCCATCTCTCTCAGCCTCACTTACGCCAAGCACATCAGTATCAAGCTCGGCAAGTTTGTCAGTCAGTGCGTCGGTTTCACCGTCACACAGTATTTCACCTACGCTAAGCTTGTCAGCCTCGCTTACCCCAAGTACTTCTGTGTCAGCGTCTATATCGCTTTCACCAAGTGTCAGCACATCGCTTTCACCAAGTCTCTCAGTAAGCGTTTCTGTCTCACTTTCACCAAGCGTCAGCACGTCACTATCGCCAAGCACATCTGTCTCACTTTCACCAAGCGCCTCACAATCGCCTTCAAGCTCGGTCAGTGCGTCAGACTCGCCAAGTCCGTCATTCCCATTTGTCTAATCTAGTTGACACTACATACGCTGTGTATGTATGATATGGGTATATGATAAGCGTAGTAATTCCTTCCCGCAATGAAAAATATCTACAGAAAACTATCCTCTCTCTACTTTCGTCTGCTGAACAAGATATTGAAATACTAGCTATTCTTGACGGATATTGGCCTCCTGCCAAAGAAATTGTGGACGACAAGCGGGTACGCTACATACACTTCTCTACGCCCCGGGGCATGCGCGGGGGTATAAATGCGAGCGTTGCTCTTGCTAAGGGAAAATACATACTCAAAACCGACGCTCACTGTAAGTTTTCCGAGGGGTTTGACACAGAGCTAACCAAAGAACATGGGGAGGACTGGGTAGCGGTCCCGAGAAGGTATAGGCTTGACCCGGAGAAATGGGACATTATTCTTGACGGTAGGCCGCCTATAGACTATATGTATCTAGATAAGGATCTACGGGGCCGAGAGTGGCGTGAAAAGAACCTTGTTACCTCTACATTGCCAAAAATTGACGATCTTATGACCTCACAGGGCTCATGCTGGTTTATGACTAAGCAATACTACGAGCGTCTTGACCTACTTGATGAAGTATCTTATGGCACATTCTATAGCGAGTTTCAGGAAATCGGCCTTAAAGCCTGGCTTTCCGGTGGGCGGGTGGTGGTAAACAAGAACGCATCATATGCTCATTGGCACAAAGACAGCAAAGCAGGACGTGGGTATACCCTTTCTGGTGATGAAAGAGAGATCGCTAATAAGCAAATAAAGCTGTGGACTGATAAGGGATGGTATAAGCAGGATCGGCCCCTCACATGGCTCTTTAATAAGTTTCCCAACCTTCCAAACAATGAATAATCTAACCATAATCTACTATACAAGCAACCGCCTTGACAAGGTAAATCCCTATTTTCTCCGCAAAACGAGAGAGCAATTACTAAAGGCTGTGGGTGATTTACCCATAGTGATTGTTTCACAAAAGCCGATGATCTTTGGTAAGAATAGCGTCAATGTGAACGTGGGAGATATAGGGCGCTCACACCTCAACATATATAGGCAGATTCTAGCGGGCTGTAAGGAGGCAAAGACTGAGTTTGTAGCCATGGCCGAGGATGACATACTCTACTCCTACGAGCATTTTCACAGCGAGTTACCGGTAGGCGACGTCTTCCTTTACGACATGAATAAGGTAAGCTTATTTACGTGGATTAAGCCCCCGCTTTTCTCTTTCCGACACGATCGAATGGTGGTCAATCAGCTCATTGCCCCACGCCTAATGCTCATAGAAGCTCTAGAAGAGCGCTTTGCTCGCGTGAAATACCTTATTGAACAAGCGGATCAACGAGAGGAAAAGGTGATACGCCTCTTCGGCGACCCGGGTAGGTATGAAGCACAGCTAGGCGTTACCGTCCGGGCCACAGATACGTTTATGTGTACGTGTCCCTCAATCGTGTACTCGCATGAAGAGGCTTTTGGCTTTCTTAATCAAGGAAAAAAGAAGCGATTGGGTGATCTCCGCATCCTCGAAGTACAGGGATGGCCGCGTGCCGATGAGCTTGTTAAATGGTTTTATGAATATTATGAAAGATGACCTATACGCCTCACACTTACCCATCCTCGCTAAAGTTGTAGAGAAGTCTACGGGCCCCATTCTTGAGCTTGGGGTAGGCCACTCAACCCTGTTGCTACATGTTATGTGCAAACAGGAGCAACGGCTTGTTGTCTCTTATGAAACAGATCCGGTGTGGTATGAGAAGTATCGAAAGTTTGAAACTGATTGGCATCAGGTTAAGCTTATTCGCAGTATGAACGATATAGCCATGGACTATATGGATTGGGGTGTTGTGTTCATTGACCATAGACCGGGCGTAAATAGGCGCACACAAGCTGTACGGTTTCGTAATAAGGCACAGTACATACTGTTACATGACAGCGAGCCGGAGCAGAATAAGTTTTTTGGGTATCAAAAGATATACCCCGAGTTTAAGTTTGTGTATCAATATACCAAAACGAAGCCTCACACGGCTGTATTAAGCGAGTTTAGAGATTTATCTGATTTATGAAATACGACCTCTCAGTGTTGGTCCCCGCGCGCAACGAGATGTTTCTTGCTAAAACAGTTGAGCGTATTATGGCGCAGAAGCGGGGACGCACCGAGGTTATAGTGGGCCTAGATGGTCAATGGGCCAACCCTCCGCTTGTGGATCATCCCGACTTAACGATCATCTACTACCCCGAGTCTATCGGTCAGCGAGCCATGACTAATCAATGCGCGCGTATTAGCAAGGCAAAGTACGTTATGAAGATTGACGCGCATTGTGACGTTGATGAAGGTTTTGACCTTAAGATGATGCAATACATGAAAGATCACTATACCATGGTTCCTGCTATGTATAACCTACACGGCTTTGATTGGGTGTGTAGGGGAGGCGGCGATAAAAAGGATTGTAAGCACAGGATCTATCAGGGCCCGACACCTAAAGAGTGTCCGGAGTGTCACGGTAAGATGGAGCGTGAAATACTGTGGCAACCTAGGCTCAATAGACGAAGCGAGTTTTACAAGTTTGATACTGACTTACATTTTCAATATGACGGGGCGCGAAAGAAGATTGCGCCAAAAGAGAGCATACTTGTTGAGTCTATGTCAGCTCAAGGATCGTGCTTCATGCTTACGCGCGAAAAGTATTGGGAGTTAAATATGTCAGATGAGAATCATGGATCATGGGGTCAACAAGGTACAGAAATTGCCTGTAAAACATGGCTGTCAGGCGGCCGTCTCGTCACTAACCGTGCAACCTGGTACTCACACATGTTCAGGACACAGGGTGGAGACTTTGGCTTTCCCTACCCTCAATCAGGCAAGCAGGTAGCACAGGCCCGAGAATACAGCAGAAAGCTCTTTATGGAAAACACGTGGGAGAAACAGATATACCCGCTGTCCTGGCTCGTTGCTAAGTTTGCTCCACTCACGTCAGGCGGTAAGCGTAATGGGGCCCCCGATTGGCATGATCCGGCGGGTAAGGAGAAGTTGGATTACATAAACAAAAAAGGCGAAAGCTTTAAGTCAGCCAACAGTAAGCCAACTGTAAGCTTACTCCCGAGTAAAGGCATTATTTATTACACCGATAATAAGGTAAATATTAAGCTTGGCGATAAATGCCGTAAGCAAATTGCCCGGGCTGGTTTACCGATTGTCTCTGTTAGCCTTAAGCCTATGCGCTTTGGCACAAACATACACTTTAAAGGCGAGCGAGGGTATCTAAGCTACCACAAGCAGATTCTTATGGCCCTCGAAGCTTCAACCGCCGATATAGTGTATTTCTGTGAGCATGACGTACTGTACCATCCATCGCACTTTGATTTTACTCCGCCTAAGAAAGACGTGTACTACTATGATTTTAACTTTTGGCGTGCCCGCGCATCAGACAACTTTGCTATTCACTACGACACACACCAGGTAAATCTCATCTGTGGTTACCGAGAATTATTACTCAAACACTATCGAGAAAAGGTGCGTAGGATCGAAAAGGATGGGTTTACTATGCGCATGGGCTTTGAGCCTGGGTGCAATAGGCGGAGTGAGCGGATCGATGATGTAAAGGCCGAGAGTTACTACGCAAAAGAACCATCACTAGACATACGTCACGATACCAATCTTACGCGCTCTAGGTGGAGTAAGACTGAGTTTCGTAACCAACGTAGTTGTCGAGGCTGGAAAGAAGTAAAAGACATTAGAACCATTAGTAATTTATTCTAATACCATGATCCAAAGCTCACGGGGAATGATTAAAAACAGAGTGACGTATGCAAAAGCTGTGTACGGCAAAGAAGAGAAGCGCGCAGTAATGAAGTCGCTTAACAATGGCTGGCTTGCGTCGGGCCCGCTTGTTGCAGAGTTTGAGCGTAAGATCGCTGCCGGGTTTGGTAAGAAGTATGGCATTGCCGTTAACTCCGGATCAAGTGCCAATTTGCTTGCGATTAAGGCGCTTAATCTACCAAAAGGCGGCGAAGTCATCACGCCCGCTTGCACGTTCGCAACTACTGTATCAGAGATCAT